GGGGGTGTCCACTCGATCTCCGCAGATCACGAGTGAAGGGAAAAACACCTTGGGCAAACTTATTTCACTGTTCTTTACTAGTGAGGAAATATCCGAAACCTATGAGACTGACTGAAGCGGATTGATCTGCGCCTCTTCGCTTGATCCGACAACAATCAAACTTCTCTTCTTTTACTCTGTTGGAAGTATCCTTTTCAACAGAAACCAGGACATGCTCTGGCACAGGAGCCCGCAACGGCAGGCTCAACGACACTAAATGATATATACAAATGAAGTCGACATACATGCTATTTGGCCACGGCTAGCCACTACAAAATTGCAACTAATCACCTATTACCGTACTAGATGATGGATTAATTCTAACCCCTGTCCCCAAGGTCACTGATACTAAATATGGTCGTGAGTCATACCTGGCGTTTCTTTAAAGCCCGCGCCCGGGCTTTATACAACGAAGGTGAAATCGTTGTTGTTAGGTTCGACCACTTCGAAACCAGCTAGAGCACAGTGTACTGGGTTGTCCAACACCACAACTCCTTCATCGAGCTGTGATTGGACTTCTGTGCTACACACTTCAATTACTGTCTTTTCAGAGACGGAATTTATACGTTTAATCATTTCAGAGAAATGAGATGTAGATCGATCTAAATTGCCAGATGTAGACCAAGAATCCAATAGATCTTGCACATCAGGGCAGTTTAATAAGCATCCAATCTCAAATTCACCATTCATGATGCGTGATTCAAGAATCAACTGGTCAGCTATCGACAATGGCGGAAACCCCAATGCTCCTTCAGCAATTGGTCCGCGCATACTATCGTCAACTTCGACCTGGTTCTGATGAAAATCAGAATGATTCAAGTTCTTCCATCGATCTAGATAGGCAGTATAATTTTTGAAAGGTGTGTGTCCGGCTGTCACAACGCCGATCCTATTGACGAGAGCTGTCAGAACAGGATGTCCAGGAGATAAATGATATAAGCTGTTGCCCATGCAACGTAGGATGAAGAGTTGTTTGTTCTTCTTTAGCTTATGTCCATCCTTAACCCATAGTGTTTTAGCTAAGGTTGGACCAATATTCAAATATCTCTTTCCATCCATCCATCTGCTCTTGAGGAAATCGCAATCTCCCGCCACAGTCCCACTGAGAGACGATGAGAATTTTAGACCAACACGATTGATAGTCTCAGGGTCACTTATTTCAACAGGTATTAGCCCGTCGTCCCCTTCAGCTACCATAGTGAATTCCTTGATTCCGCGTTTATGCGCACAAAAAGCCATCATGCAAACATTAACTACCCCGTTCCCGAAGGAAGTCCAGAAGTCGCCACTGCAACGGGTATTAATCTGAAATTTTCCCCATTTTGTGGACAACACCCTGGATCGGGTGCAATGATTTAACAAGTGTCTTCGTGTGACGTGAAGTCCTGCCCTCATACATAATTGTTCGAGAACATAAACCTCAATTTCACGGATTCTCTCATCTATTGACGCTTCGAAAGATGAGTAGTCTGTCACCATGTGAGGCCTGTCAGACATTGACATGATTTTCTCAATCATCTGCTCAGGTTCCATGTCCTTGATTTGGAACTGCGCGAAAGGACCTTGGTTCCACGCGTGAATGACATCAATGGTTTGTATACACTCCATCAACATTTGGTCAGACATAGTCATAATAAGACGAGGTCGTGGTTTGACTCTAGAATCGGGCCTTTTTATATTAGACTCAAATTTCACAAAGCAACCATGCTTAATGAACTTGGAAAATTCTGAGGACGTCAACTGACCATCTCGGAATTTATTATATTGCTCGATATTCTTATCAATAAAACCACGACTTTTCTTACCTTCATAAAGTCGCTCAAATGCTGAGGTGCAATCCTCTTCAACAATGCCGTCAATGGGGGTATTATCAATAAAAGGGGTTATCCAACTCTTGGCGAATTCCACGAATTCTTCCAAAATCGGATCCTCACATTTATCTTTTGTCATACCCCTCCCTACGAAGGCACTTAATGTTGTTGTTGAATCAGTCACTCCGAATAGACCTGGGCCCACAATTTCTCCCTCAACCGTCAAGGGTCCGATTGGTGCCACCGCTACTGGAACATCATCCTTGGATTTCTCTACACGATATTTGATCACGCTGTTGTATCTTATGTCACGTTTATGTAACGTAGTTTTGTCGCTGCAATAATGATTTCTTATTCTTGCACCGCCTTCCACTACGTTATCTTCCTTGACTTTGTACATACCAACAGCGGCAGCTTGATTAGCTTCAATAGTATCAAGAGAGGGTATATATGATGTTGCTCCAGGAGCTGATAGTGCGACCAGACCACTGAGATCGCGTTTGAAAGTTGTTTCGGTCTTACCAACCATGTCAGCATACCAAGATAACGCCTCAGCGGTATCACTCATTACGAAAGTCTTTCCTGAATCCGTATTGACCTCCCTAAACCTTGTCATAGATTTCAGAGCCAACTTTGGGTCGGCGCCTGGAACCTTAGACAACACGCTCATTTCAAGTGAAACGTGGTTAAATATTGTTTGGGAGACGACCAATTCGTCTTGAGGTTCCCCATCACAAGTCATGCAAGCACAACAAGTATGAGTGATTTTAGGTTTTAACTTCCTGTACGAGTCTTGATACTTCAAAGCATCACGCCTATTAGGTATAGTGCGTTTGTCAGAATTGTCCTTGTGATAGAACACTTCCCCCAACTCCATGTCTTTCTTTGTGGTGACACATGGCTTGAACAGAGACAAACAACATCTTTTCATAAAATTGACGAAACTGCATCCTGATTGCTTATGCTCAGGCAGTTCTTCAATATTGTAGATTTCAGTGTTACTCTGGTCTTGAACCATCACTGTATAGTGATAACCCGAGGACCCTAGTCCTACGGGCGCGTGGTTCAACCAAATCACCCTTCCGAAAGTTTCTGGAGATTGGATCACTAACGCACCAGACGATATTTTCAAACCATATCCTTTTGAAGCACAATAGTCGATTAAGAAATCACTCCTCCCTAGAGTGTTTATTATGCATTCGATGAATTGATTGTGATTTATCATCCCCAACTTGTACGCGAGCTTTGCTGCTTTAGGCATCATATCCAAAAGTTTCTTTGCTGAAGGCTCCATACCCATGGCAACTTGCACTGCCGTCAACCCACAAAAAGGAGCACCCATAACATCAACTGGACGACAATTTCCAGGATCAGTAAAATCCGAGAATATCCATTTCTGTTTTGGCAATTGACCGACTATGTATTCTCTCGAAATTTGATTATCATCATTAAGATTACCATAATTCGAGTTGGCACATAGACTTTCATATAACTCTCCATAATTGTGCGCTGGATTGGGATCAGCCAACCAATCGTTCCAAATGTCAGCGAGCCATCCAGGGACTTCTTCTTCACCTTCAGGTTGTTGTCCTTGATTTACATCCTGATTGGCGATTTTGTCCCGACGGTCACGTCGTTTGGCTGATGTGGTCTTTTCAGCTGCTTTTGGATTGGCATCTCCACCTGCGTTGTCACCGGAAGCAACGGGCGCTTTCTTCGCTTTAGATTCATCAATCTTCTGCTTGATTGCTTTCCCTAGATCCAACTTGACCAGCTTGTTCGCCTCCTTAATAGAAGGGAACTGTTGAGCATCTATCTTCAACTTTGGCTGAGAAGCATCTTTACCCCAAACGGGGGCTTTCGGTGCAGGCTTACTACCATCCTGTTTGACTGCATTTGGTTCAGCATGAATAGGGTTTAAAACCGCGAATTTTGCCGTTGTAGTCATCTCCAACTTCTTGGAGATTTCTCGGGCTTTTGCTGCCACGTCTGGGCTAGTAGAGGGCGCCTTTGCCACTTTACTATTGCCACCTGTGCCAGCGTTCTTAGCCTTATTATTGACTAAGTTATTCCCTTTGGGTTTGACTTTCCCAGCAATACGCGTTCCACCCCCCCCATAAACGACCAACCCACTATCCGAATCGTTGTTTTCGATCAACAACAAATCAAGAGCTGCACACACCAGCACATCTTCTAACATGGGTATCATGTACCACGGATCTGTTGCAGAGACGGAATCTTCACGATCACGACTCACAATATAGATCCCCCATGGTAACTGAATTACATGTCTCAGGTATTGATGTTCTGGTCTCTCAGAGACTTGATGAGTATTGATTTCCCAAATAGACGGCGGAACTTGATAAAACGCATTAAATTCGTCTTCCAGAGCATCTTCAAAGAAGATTGACAACATCGCTTGCGCAATGCGTTGTCTGGAAAAACCATTATAATGCGCTTCTCTCAAAGCTCCATCAAAGGTACGTTGACCTTGACTTGCCGCGAAATGAGCCATCGAAATACCGATTTCGTTGGTGAACCGATTGGCTTGGTTCATGCTGATACTGTTTTCATAAGTGCGCAACCCTATGAAATTACAGTCGGACCCCGGAAGAAAGTTCATCGACCTGATCTGCCCACTGGCCCAATCATACGACTCAAACCACCCCGGGTATAGAGGATCAACTCCTGAGAATCCGTCCAAGATCTCATTGATTGAAATTGACCGTCCAGAGGCCCCTCCAGGCCCTCCGCCTACAACCACTAGATTCTTCACTCCAATAGTGCTAGTATCTACCAAGTCAGTGTTAGTTCTGACTCCAGCTGTGGATTTAGCTGTGCGCAACGCGACTGGCTTCTTATGACGGATAGCCTTGAAGCCGCGACCAATCCCTGCTGCGTGTAGGCTGTTCACGAAGACAGGGTTGGATTTTAGGGCTCTTAACCCCTTGAGAACTACCTCTGGCGCCAAGAAGTGTCTAAAACTAAGTTCAATGGATTTACCAGTCACTTTATCAATACTGTCGACTTTAAAAGCAGACAATACAGATAAGACTAGTATGTTAAACTTAGCTAAATCCACGACAGAATTGAAGTTGGAAAATTTCCTTCCATCTCCTCTCCCACAGCGCCTGGTATGCTCATCAACGCTTTTGTTGAGTTGCTCTACCAGATCGATAGTCGGTCGCACACGCGATTTGAAGTAAGCTCTTTGCGCTAGGATCTCCTTCGAGAACCAAAACCTATAGAGAAGACAAGCGTTTTCAGCAGGCACCACCCTGAGTTCAGCCGATCCATCCCAGTCGGAAATGTGATTCCATACCACACGTGGTACAACATCTCCATCCTTACCGCAAAGCGGACTCTTTGTCTTACCTGGTTTCCCTTTAACCACGTATGAGTCCTTAGCTCTCACCTCGCGAGCTTCCTTGGTCTTGCCTTTGTATGAAGGATCATGTCTGACACGACTAGACATCTCTTCATACTGAGTTAAACCACTCTCATTATAGCTTTTCTTAGTCAAACGGTTTTTATTACCTTTTGTCATATCGCCATAAAGAACTCCTCCTAGAGAAGTTAGGCATTTTTATGCCATCACCCATTCTACATGGGACGCGTGAGTTATCACGATCAGACTTGAATAGAGAGAGTATGGACGTCATCCCATACCCCCTTTTCCGTTAACACCTTAAACAGCAACATAATTGCTAGTGAGGCCCCCGGCTGTCAGAGGTACACCATTAAGAGGATTAATTTCCCCAATGATGACCTGACAAGCTGAGACTGCACCAACAATACTAGTTGCAGTAAAAGTTAATGTGTTACCCCCCGCAGCACTAGCAGTAGATACTTGGAAGAGCTTTTCTACGATCGATGGAGTACCGGCACCACCAGCCTGTACAATTCGATCAGTATTAGTAGTTCCATCTTGAGTGTAAAAAGAAGCAGTTGCTATATTTCCAGCTCTGACGATATCATTAGTTGTAACACTAGACGATGTCGCGGCCGTAATATGGAAATGCACTCTCACGTAACCAACAAAATTGTCCGGAAACGTGTACACTGTCGAACCAGCTTTGGTCAACGTACCACCAATAGAGTTCAACCCCGACTTGAGCGGAGCAGTACCTAGAGGAAGAGTTGTTGTGGAACCAGTTATACCGTAGAACGAATCCGTCAATATCGAATACCCCAAGTTGTCCCAAAACTTAGGTTTACGCAATTCGATATCGTAGGAAACCCACAGCTCTCCAAGTTGGGTCCCGGCGGGAAAACTTCCTGATGAGACTCCAGATGTTGAGATCTGGAAAAGCCCCAAGTCGTACGTCTTCACGTCTTGGCCAGACGGCACCGCTCCCGCTCGAACGTATTCAATCGCTGATCCCCCATGCTTTCTTGGATCACACTCCACGCCATGAACGATCGTATCACAGATACGAGCAGACACGCTACCAGAATATTCCAACATTTGTTGTTTAGAAGCAAACGCACTGTTGGCAGCATTATACTGAGTTGCAACTATCACGGTACCCATTGCTCCACTATTAGACGAATCCGATATCACAGGATTGTAAGTGAAGATGAGACCCTTGAATTCATACTCATCGTAATTTGCTGCAGTTTGCGACAACCACGGGAAAACCCCAGCTAAACCAGGATTTAAAGAAAAGGTTTGCGATACGAAATTCGCGGGTGTGGCAGGACTAAAGATATCAGCGATATATTCCTTGTGACGTATTCGGACAGTTCCATTCTCATCTGGAACACCAAACACTGGAATGGTGCCTTCCGCAGCCATCCCATTCACTAAGTCATTAACCACATATTTACCACGTCCCTGGACTCTTCGTTGAATCATCCCTCCGGCCATACGCCCACCAGCCACCCCCAGATTAGGCATTCCTACCGCCGTACCGAGAGCACCACCGATGGCACCACCAAGAGCCTTTCCCAATGAGTACTTACCCCTCCCATAGGCGTAAGCACCACTGCCAGACACTTGCGCTTTCTTATTTTTCTTCTTCTTCTTCTGAGAAGCTTGTGCTGAAAGCAAAGCACCCAACTTGGCGTCTATCTCGCCTATCTTCTTATTAACATTCTTTTTCCGAGCCATCTGTCATTAAGAAAATACCACCAAAGGTATTTAGGCCTTATTAGGCCATCACCTCTCTGGTTGTTTACACGCCCCAACCTCGCGTGTATCCGTGGCGTACATTACATTACGCCCCCGTGAGCTCTGTTACCAGACCTCAGCTTGACAATCCAACTTGCCAAGGATCGAAATGGGGAGGACCATTTCAAACGGAAAAACTCGTG